CTGCAGGTGGTTCAGCTCCGCCCGATGGAGGTTCTGCTCCACCTGGTGCTCCTCCTTCTGCTGGTGCAGCTGTACTTGCTTTAGCTTCCAATTTTTCTCTTTCTTCTTCAGGGATACCATATTTAGCATCAACATCATCAAATATACCTGAACGTCTAATGATTGTATTCGTAGCTGTTAATTCAGCACCTATAGCTCTTTCAAGACGTTGTTGTTGTAAATCAAGTATAACCTCACTATCACTGAAACCAAGGATATTTTTCTTAGCCCAAGTATGTGAAACTGGTAAAATACCAAGTTGAGACTGATCAGAAGTTGCGTCTTTATAAAGAGTTATTTTTTCTTTCCATTGTTCAATTCTTAATAAATCAGATTGTGCTGATGGGTTAGTTAAAGATAAGGTGAAATTATTCAATTCATCTTCTAATCCTAATAAGAATAAATGCATTAATGCAACTTTATTAAGTTCTTGAATTAATGATTTTTGTATTTTATTAATTGTTCTTGCAAAACGTATATCCATTAACGCAAGATTCTTACCATCACCAACCACTTCCTCAAAACCTAAAAATGCTTTTGGAATTCTAAGTGTTGCCAATAACTTTTTTTGGATGTATTCAATATCCGCAATTTCACCTAAATTCTGTGCTCCAGGTAATGTGTCAATTGGACTTGGTGCTGCTGGGTCACGAACAGGAATGAAATAATCTTGGTCTACAGACATTTGATTATATCTCATATCAACATTACCATTTGTTGGATCTGATACAGCTTGTCTTTTAAATTTATTGGCCACACGTTGTACATATGGTTCAATATCTTTATCATCCATATTACCCACAAATATTTTAAAAATACGTCTTTCAGGAGCTCTTGATGTTCTATAGATTAACATAGCATCCTCAGCAAGTAATAATTGTTTCCATATTCTTCTTACCTTGTCAAGCATTGATGTACCATAAGGTAATTTTCTATCGTCACCTAATAATCTGAAGTGAGCAACTTCCCAAGATTGGAATTCTAAATCTTTATTTTTCCAAGTAAATCTTAGTTCTCTTGTAGGTACCTTTATATCTCTTTGATTTGGAGTTTTAGATGCTGCGCCTTCAATTCTTTCTATTTCAATATTCGGTAGTTGTTGACAACCAATGATACCTTTTTCAGGGTCAATTTTTAAATAAACAAAATCATCACCATACTTACACATACCTCTTGCCCACATTTGTAAATTGGTATTTACATCCAATACATTATTGAATAAATCATTAAGGATATCTTTTACTCTATCTGATTCTGAAAATATTGTAAGGATTTCACCTTTTTCTGACATTGTTGTAGATTCCTCACCATATATGTCTAATGCTGCAGAAATCTCTGGTGTAAATTCCATAGATTCATAATCATAATATGCTGATAATCTATTTGGTTCATAATAAACCGATTGATTGTATAAAGATTGGTCAAGTTTTGTCCATTTATCTGCAATGTATTGGCTTTGTTGCGCTTGCAACATTGCTTTTTCATATTCTTCTCTACTATCCGTTTTTAATAACTCATCTTTACTAAAATTAATAGTTTGTTGTGGTTGAGGTCTTTTTTGACCTGGAAAACCAAACATTCTGGTTAACTTCTGAAATACAGTTATATCTTGATTCTGATTAGCCATGTATATAAATACTTTTGATTATAATATAAACAATTTAATTATCTTTTTAAACCTTTATTAGGGTTACCAAACAACCAAGAATATTCTTTATAAGCTTGTTCACCCATTTTCAATGGATTATCTCTATGATAGAAACTTGGGTCCATTGTCATTGAACCAACCATATCCAAACTAGTGCCATAAGAATAAAATGTTTTTTCTGTTTCATATGTTCTTTCCGTCATTACCCAAGAATTCATCATCGCTTTACTCGCGGCTTCGTTTCTTTCCAATTGATTGAAACAAATGTCTGCAGCATATAAAGCCATAGATAAACTCATAATTGCATCATCGTGAGCACCTTTCATATGATCAGGACGACCATTGATGTAAACAAACGTATTCAATTCATTCAATAATCTATTTGAACGCACTATAAATTCTTTTCTTAATTGTTCTTCGAAAGCAGCTACGATTTGTGTTCGTTTATTGTTAAAATTGATACCCGGAATTTTTTCCATTGCTTTGGCATTATATTCCCATTTGTTTTGAACATTAATACCATCTATGTATAAGTTTTTATAATTCATTTCTTGCAACTTTCTTGATGTTGCAACACCCATACCTCCTGTTATATCTATCACAATAAATGCGTTGTAAAGAATACCCCACTTATACGCGATTGCAGCTAAATCATCTGGTGGTATTTTACCAATATACTCAACCACTTGTTCTCTATCATCGAAATCAACAATATTAATTGATGAGAAATCTTCACTATCACCTCTACTCACATCTACACCCATAATGTATCGATGTCCTTGTACTGGTTCTTTCCATTGCCACATAGTACCTTGCATATATTTTTCAATGGGTACACGTATCATATTTTTTGCAATGTTCTCTTGAACATCAACAGGAATTACACCGTCTCCTGAACCAAGGAAATCACATTCCAATTCCTGAGCAATTTTACGTCTATCATACAAGAATTTTTTAGACATCTTTTCAAACCAAGATGAGAAAGGTTTGTAACCATCTTCAATATGTTTTACATAATCTTTTAAATCTAAATCATACTTCACTACTTCATCATCATTATATTGTTCTCTGTTCAACATATAATGGACAATGTCATTACATTTAACCCAACATAAATCTTTCGTGTAACGAGGGTCTTTGAACCATCTCAAATCCGTAATATGAAAATCGTTCATCTTACGAATTGCTTGATCATAAACTCCATAATAAATTGGGTCATATCCATTCGGTGTTGAGATTAGAATGATTTTACCACCTGTTGACAATGACGCCATAGATGCGGACCAAAAATCCTCACCAGCTTCAATGTAAGCGGCCTCATCAAATACAAGTATTGTAGGTGTATAACCACGTAATGCATCGGGTGAAGTTGCAACCGCTTTAACCTCACAACCATTATTTAATCTAAATCTACTTTCTGAGTTTTTATCAGGTGAAAATCCAACGTTAATCCATTCAGGCCATTGATCTAAAAAGTTTCTAATCTTATTAGCCATTTCCACCGCAGTATCACGCTTATTCGCGATAAGCAATACTCTTTCAGGATTCTCAGGTTTAGCTAATTGTAATTTTTTAGATAACCAAGCTGCAGTTACAGTAGTAACCCCCGCTTGTCTGTATTTTCTTGTGATATTTTCGTTGTAATTTTCGTAATCTTGGATAAGTTGTACTTGGTCTTCAAACAAATCCATTGGAACATATTTCTTCTGTGTATTATCATATGTCTGAAGGTATGTTCTTAAAGCGTATGGCGTATCTTTCATAATACGAGCCAACTCTTTTAACTGTTCTATTTTACTATTCATATACCTATAAATACAAAAAAAGACGGTTAAAACCGTCTTTGTATTTATTCATCATCATCTAAACCATCCACATCTGTTTGGAATTTAGACATTATATCTTCATAATCTTCTTCTCGTAGTCTCTTATTTATAATATTCAGCATATCATTCAGTAATTTTTTTCCTTTATCTGATTCGGAAAGAATTTCCCTCATTACCATTAGAAACTCTTTTGCTGGTAACTTAAATAAATCAACTAATAGATAGTTCTGTAATTCTTTATTTTCTTCTTCCATTAAATCATCGGGAAACTGAGAACGAATTTTATCCCAAATAGGTGCACCAAGTCTCAAATCCCACATTTCTTTTTCCAATGTATCTTCGAACTTCATCACTTCTATAAACAATTCTTTATCATTTGGCTCTCCTTGGTGTGAAAATAATTCCATAATACCTTTAATCAATTCGTGAAGTAAAACAGGAAAAGTTATACCTCTCACTATAATTTTTGCAGTTGGTTCTTCTTCAGATTCTTCTTCATTTTCCGATGGTCTTTGTACTTCACATTTTCCGGCCACACTGTTACTTAAACCTCCAATCATATTATCGCTCATCTGCCAATAATTCAAATCATTGATGGACATCATAATACCGTAATATTTCATCAAATACTCAGAACCAAATATCTCCATCAACTCATCATATGCTAAATGGTACATATAATGACCTCTTTTAGATGCGCCTTGTATTATTGCATTTATCAATCTTCTTTTGGCTCTTTCTAAATTTAATTCTTCTTCATCAAACTCTCTCGGAATTTCAGGGGTATTGTCGTCTATATTAACTTCGACAGGATTATTGTCTAATTCACTAATATCTTCTTTATTGAAATCATTTGTATCAATTTGACCATACTGAATAATTTTGGCATCAATTTCGATAGCTCCTTCAGGAATACCCATTTCATTCAATACAATTTTGACTGCTAACTTTTCTAATTCAGGTATATGAAAACTTTCAATAGTAGCAACCCTTTGATATGCATCCATCATTTCGCTCGTACTAATTTGCATATTTCGATTCATACCTTTATACACATCAGTTATGTCCGTATATTTTCTTACGTTCTCAATTACTTGTTTGTATCTTTCGGATGCTAAAAGTTCTTGGTAATTTATGTACGGTTCAGTAAAATTCTTTGGAAAAGGAATTTTTGTAAGAGGAGTATTGTTGACAGCTAATTTAGCTATTATACCCTGATCGGGTCTATCTTCAGAATTAAAAAACATCGCCATTGTAATATATTTTTACAAATGTAACGATGTTTTTTGAAATATCCTAATTTTTTTAGGAAAATTATGCTTTTGGTTTGTGTTTTGGGCCAGTTCCGGGTTTATAAGGGGTACTTGGTTTTTTTGGAACCTCCCTTGTACCTGGTTTTACTTTGGGTTTAGATGGGGCTGTTTTAGTTCCTCCATCATTAAAAATATTTTTCATAAGTGTAATTTTTGTAAAAATACTGAAAAAATACAAATAATAAAATTATTTTTTAGATTCGTTTAATTTAGTTTTAATTAAATTCATAATTTCTCCTTTTGATGTGAAACTATGATATAATTTATTTTCAGCTAAAGTCATAACCCATTCTTTCATTTCAGTATCTTTCCCTGTCATACTCATTGACTTATTATTGATTCTTTTGTAATAATCGTGAGCACTTTTTACATATGGATTATTTGAATGCTTTTCAGCTAATTCGTTAATATCTTTAGATTCAAGATCTTTTTCAGATACTCCTGCTTCTTTTAATTCAAAATGTAAGTTACGTTTAGCATTCAAACCTGAATCAGATTCGTGTAAACCTTTTAAAGTTTTAGCTAATCTTGCTTCTTTACCAATTTTACCACCTTTTTTTGCTGCTGCATCTAATTTAGCTGCAGGAATTTTTTCGTCTTTAGGAACTCCTAAATCTTTATGTAATTTACCAGGGTGTTTTATGGCTTTTTGAATCCATTTTTTATCCCCTTCAGTTGCTTCCAATTTTTTACCAACTCCTTTTACTTTCTTTTCGAATGGTTCACCTGCAGTTTCTTTAACTTCCACTTTTTTACCACCAATCTCGATTGAAGGTTTACCTTCTTTTTTAGCATCTGCTATTTTTTTACCAAATGCATTACCTTCTTTAGTTTCTTTTGGTTTTTTTTCTTTACCACACTTACAAGGACTCATTTTACAAACTTTACAAGCTTTTTTGTTACCTATAAATGCGTTTTCTTCAACCTCAACTTCACTATCAGGGTCTTGTACTGCTGCTTTAACATTCTCATCACCTAATTTATCTGGTGGAACTTTCAATACTTCATTGAACATTCTTTCTGACAAGTTAGCTAATTGTTTATCTGAGAAATTAACCAATGTTTTTTCTGAAAATCCTTCTTTGATTAATCTACTTACTATTTCATTTCTTTTCATATATCGTTTGTTTTTATCTCTTCAATTTGAAGAGCGAAACCTTTATTTTTTAATTTTTTATTTACACTATCGATTGATTCCCCAAACTTAAAAGTAAGTCTTTGTTCATCGATTGATATGTCAAATTTTTGCCAAGCTAAAGCTACAACACCATCTACAGCATCAATAACCCCAAAATAATCGGAATTTTGAACTAGTTCCATATCTAAATCTGTATTTTTTAATAAACCAACTAAATCTATGTATTCTATTTCAGGTGATTTTGGTCTTGATGATGCAGAAGCAGGAATTACAAACCATTCATCCATATCAATTTCGGTACTAGTACTGAATATAAATTCATACTGTTTTTGACCTTTATAGTCTGCACCGATTTCATTAACATAGATTAAACGCATTTTACTTAAAATATTTGTGTAACGCTTGATTGATACTATCGTTAATATCTTTTTTTATTTCATCTAAGTCGATAGTCATTTCTTCATCGTGTTCGTGTTTTTCCTCAGGTAGATATTCACTCATATCAGTTTCATCCATAGGGCCATCCACGAATTCTTCAAGTGCTTTCATAGCATCATATTCTTCACCAATCTCCTCATCTGAAGATGGTTCTTCACCTGATGGTTCTGCAGGTGTTTCTTCTTCTCCACCTTTATCTCCATCGTGAATTTCATCGCGATCGAATTTATCAGCAATTTCCTCTAAATCTTTGTCTTCTAACTTATCTAAATCCAAAGAAGAGATGATCATATTCAAAACCCACTTGATGTCTTTACTCTCTAATTTCTTATCTTGTTTTCTTAATTCCTCTTGTAATTTACCACAAAATTTATGGATTTGGCCCATATATTCGTATTCATCATCAGCTCCTTGTTCACCTTTATCATTACCCATATTTGCATCTGGTGCAGCATCAGCATCTGGTGCTCCACCCATATCATCAGGTGCAGGTTGTCCGCCCATATCGT